AGGCCCGAGATCACCGGAACGGTCCCCTTCCGCATCCATTCGTTCACGGTCTGGAGCGCGTCCGGGGGCGGGCAGGTGTCGTCCTCGATGAGCAGCAGCCACTCGTACTCCTGCTCTACCAGGTCCTTGACGATGATGTTCTGCGCGTCGGCGGTCGAGTAGCCGATGGGCATGTTGCTGGATATGAACGGCACGGACTGCCCGTGTGCCCAGTTGCACGGTATGACCAGGCCGAAGCGGGCAAGCGCCCACTCCATCCGTATCGTCCCGCGCGTGGGGGTGCCGATGAGGAGCCGCGTGGTGGGCGTGGGGCGGAGGTTGCGGTTCGCCGTGAACCCGTACCCCTCCATGATGTTCAAGGGCTCCTGCTGGAATGTGTGCTCGTCGGTCATCGGCATAGCCACTTCTCCCTGTTCTCGACCGTCCAGATGACCGTCTTGGCGAGCGATCTGTCGAATCCGACGGGATAGCGATAACCCGATGCGAGAAGTTTCGACGAGTCGAGCGCATAGCGCAGGTCGTGGCCCGGGCGGGACGAGTGGAAGTCCACGATGTCATACTTGAGCGGCTTGCCGATGATGGCCGCGATCCTGAGCGCCATGTCGAGGTTGTCGATCTCCTCCAAGCCGGCGATGTTCCATTCATCGTAGCCGTGGTAGCCCAGGCGGATGATGTGGAGCAGCGCGTCGGCGAGGTTGCGGGCGTGGAGGTACATCCTGCTCCCCGCGTTGCCCTTGCTGTCGCCGTGGATCGTGAGCGTGGTCCCCTCGAGCGCGGCGGTGATCGCGAGTGGGACGAACTTCTCGGGATGCTGGCGCTCGCCGATGATGTTCATGGTATGTGTCGTCACGACCGGCACCCCGTAGGTGTTCTCATACGCGATGCCCACGGCCTCCTGCGCGGACTTCGACGCCGAGTAGGGATTCGAGGGGCGGTGCCAGTCGAACTCGCTGAACGCCTTGCCAGCCGAGGCCGGCCCATAGACCTCGTCGGTGGAGAAGTTGACGAACATCGTCAGTTCGGGGTGCGTCCTCGCGTATTCGAGCATGAACATCGTGCATCGGACGTTGTTCAGGACGAACGGCACGGGGTCCTCGATCGAGCGGTCAACATGGCTGTCCGCGGCAAGATGGCAGATGTAGTCGATGTGGCCGATCTCCCGGTTCACGATGGGCGGCACGGGGAGGTTCAGGTCGATCGCGTAGAAACTGACCCGATGCTTCTCGCGCTCCCATATCTCGATGTCGGTGAGGCGATCGGAGGACAGCGAGGCATACCCGAGTTTGTCGAAGACGACGACATCCCAGTCGGTGTTCTTGAGGAGGTGTTCGACGAGATGGCTGCCGACGAAGCCGCGGCCCCCGGTGACGATCACCTTCTTGAGCATCGCGCCCCCTAGATGTTGATGGTCAGTACGGCCTCGGCGAGTTTCCAGTCGTGGCCGAGGTCCATGAGCGTCGGTGTCCCCTTCTCGAGGACCGCCAGGCGCGGGTACAGGTGCATCGAGCAGACGGACATCTCGTTCGTCCACTCATGCACGGTCACGTCCAGCAGCGACTTCAAGAACTCGGTGAACGGCTCGGTGTCCCCGAAGAAATCGACGTAACTCGTCTCAAGGTCCTCCACGATGTAGAGGCCGCCCTCGGTGAGGTGCGGGAACAGCACATCGAAACTCGTCCGCAGGTCGCTCCAGCGGTGGCTCCCGTCATCTATCACCAGATCGGGCTGCCCCGTCTGTGAGATGACCCGCTCGAGGAACTCGCTGTCGGCCTGGTCGCCGACGAAATGGCACTCGTCCGGGTTCAGGTTCGGATCGTAGTCGATGCCGTACACCTTCGCCTCGGGAAAGAACGTGCGGAAGGCGCGGATGCCGCCCCCGCCAGCAACTCCGATCTCGAGGATGATCTTCGGGTCGATGCGCGAGAACACCTCGGCGTAGGTCTGGCTGTACTTCACCTTGTCCGTGCGCTGGCGGAAGAACTCGTCATATATCTCCTGTCGGGTGAACTCATGGTTCGTCATAGGAGACATCCTCCCGCCGCTTGACGAGCGAAACCTCGAGGGTGCCCGCCTCGTTCCAGACCAGGTGCTCGATCCGCCACGGCCTCGGGCGGTAGACCTTGTAGGCCGCCCCGCCGGTCCGGTCATCGAGCGGGTCGAAGTAGCACCACGTCACCTCGTTGATGGGGTTGATGAAACACGGGTCCGCGTAGAACGGTCGGGTCCCCGGATACCATGTGACGGCGAGGAAACGCCCGTCCGGGCGCGTGATCCGCCATACCTCGTCCATGAACCGCAGCATCCCGTGGCGCTTCGGGTCTATCTGCTCCAAGAGGTGCGAGGCCATCACCGTCGAGGCGCACTCGTCGGGGAAGGGCCACGGGTGGCTCTCGAGATCGCAGACGATGTCCACTCCCTCGAGAGCCACCGCATCGACACCTATGAACCCATGCTGCTTGTTGGGACCGCAGCCCAGGTCCAGCCTGACGGCACGGTTGGCCTCAAGCACCGCCCCCACTGTGCTCATCGGCTTCCCCTATGCGTAGGCGATGTTGTAGGTGACGTTGACGGCCTGGTTGGTCGCCACCGAAGACGATGCGTAGGTCGCCAGCGCGAACGCGGTGGCACCCGTCGTGTTGGTGGTCGAGAACAGGCCGATCTCATTGATGTTGTAGGTCCCGCCGAACATGTTGCTGCTGAACGCCGCGGTGAACTGCGCCGAGCGGCTGGAACTCGCCGTCGCGCCGGACATGCGGATCGAGCAACTCGACGGCGTGAGGTTCGTGTCGGTCGCGGCGAACGTCTTGGTCGCGTCGTACCCCAGGCCGATTGCCGCGACAGTCGGGCTAGAACCCGCCTGGCCGACAAGCGCCTTGATGAGGTAGTAGTCGAAACCGTTGTTGGTGATGGTGTTGTTCTGCCATCCCGATTCGCCCACGACCTTGTCGTCCTCGACGATCTGGAGGCGGTAGAACCCGCGAAGGGTCATCGCGTCCTCCGTCTTGGGCTTGGTCATCTCATCTCCTTGCTCTCGCCGGGCGGGTGTCTTCTCTGGCGCTAGACTACACCGCCCTGGAACGGGTGTGCTAGGTCTGCCTCATGGCCGCGTACTCGTCCGGGTGAGCGGACTTCATGTGGCCTTGCAGACCCAGGTTGCTCTTGAACGAGTCCTTGCCGCAGAACTCGCATTTGTGTGTCCCGAGGACCGCATCGTAGACCATGAGCGTGTGCTTGATCTCATCGTCCATGTACCGGCGATGCTCGATGGCCTCCTGGTGCAACTTGTCCCAGTCGGCCTCCTTCATCTTGGCGATGAGCGTGTCCATGTCGTTCGCGTACACCCCGGCCTTGCCATCCATGAACTTCTCGACAGCAGGGACGTTGCAGGCGGCGATCGGAAGACCCGCCATGAGGTACTCGAACACCTTGTTGGGCATACACGCATCGCCCTTGTCGGTCTTGATGTCGGTCCCGACGAATCCCCACTTGTAGGTGGTGAGGTGCTTGACCATCGTGTGATACGGCATCATCAGGTGCGCCCCTGGATACGCGCCGAACGCATTGGTCGGCACGAACAGGTCGAACTTGATGTCCGCTTTCGCGAACTTGTCGGCCACGACGGTATGGTCACGGAACCTGTTGGCGTTACTCGCATTGGGATGCGACCCGCCCTGGTAGACGACGCCCCTTCGGGCTCCCGTCTTCGGCATGGGCGGTGTCCACTTACGCATGGGGCATGACATCGTGATCGTCTCTGGTGCCTGCCAGCGGTGCAGTTTCCACGCGAGGTCGCGGTGTTCCTTGCCGACGTGGATGATGGCGTCTGCCCGCTCGAAGGCGAACAGTTCGTCGGGCTGCACCGAGAATGTGCGGTAATACTGCAAGTCGTGGCAGTCGTAGACGATGGGCCGGCCATTCGCCGCGGCATCGGCGTAGAGCATGAGCCGGTCGGGTTCATTGTGGACGTGGATGATCTTCGCGCCCGAGGAGGCGATGAGTTCGGTCATCTCCTGCTCGTGCCTGACTATCTCGAGCCTGTCGAAGCCCTCGAGAATCCCGGGCATGTGGAGCGAGAGCGAATCGACCCGCCAGCCGAGCGAGTGGAGCGCGGCGGCCTGCTTCGCGACACGGGTGCAACAATGCCGCGACACCATCAGGACGTGCTTCTCCTCGCTGGACTCCCAGTCGGGCCCCGCATCCGCGAAGCCGCTGGCTATCCATCGGTCGGCAGCGTTGCTCTCTACCATGACCCAGTCCCCCGCCTGCTGTTTACGGCCATTCACGAGGAGGGGTTTCCTCAGTCTGATGGCCTTCTTGGTCCTTCTCAATGCTCCCCCTTCGGGTGGAGCGGGACGGGATGCCAGTCACCAACAGCCCGTCCCGCCTAGTCCGACACTACGGAGTGGCGATCGTGGTGTCGGGAGTTCCCGGCGTGTTGGTGAAGCCGGTCGTCACGAGCGCGGCGAGCGCGTCCGACTTGGTCGGACGGAAGCCGGCGAACATCGTTGCACGGAGGGCGACCATGTCGAGTTCGGCGAGGGAGAGCGGGTTGCCGCTTCCATCGACGACCGTGGTCAGGGTTGCCTCGGTGAGCAACTTGTAGGTGATGCCTTCCACGATGGAGTAGTGGACGGTTGACCAGTCACCCAGGATCGCGGTGACGTGGTCCTGCCAGGACGCGGCGTCCGTGTAGTACACGAGGTCGGTGCCGTAGACGGTATCGACCATGTCGCGGGTCATGGCAGGCTGGAAGATCGGGGCGTCCTGCTGGTCACGCAGACCACGCAGACGGGGCTTGATGCTCCGCAGCGTGAGCGTGGCCGTGGGCGCGTAGTTGTGCGTCTCGATCTCGCCCATCGTCAGGTTGAGGTCGTCGGCCAGGTCAACGCCTGTACCCTCGACCACGAACTGACCGCTGACGGCGATCTGCTGGAGAACGTCGGTGTTGTACGGGCTCGACGTTCCGAACAAGGCAGCCGAGTCGAACGTGATGGCGAACGCCTCGACGATGTCCTCCTTGATCTCGCCCCACACATCGAGGGGATTCCCGATGAGGTCACGTTCCTTCACGGGAACGATGACGGCGATCTCGTGGGCGAACATGTTGATCTGCGACCAGGCCGCTGCATCGGCGGTCTTGCGCTCCAGGTCGTCCACCCAGTACCCGGACGGGCCTGAGTCGCGGACGTTGTAGGTCTTCTGCAAGGTGCGCTGAGGCACCTGGCGGGCGACCTGCATGATCGCGGAGCGATGACGCACGTCCTTGATGATGCCGGCAGCGACCTCCTCCGGTACGAACTGGGTCGGGTCGGTGACGGCTGACCATGCGGTGATTGCCATGTAGACTAACCTCCTCTTACGGCTTTGATGAGAGCGGCGGCCATCTTCTCATCAGGCGAGCCGCTCATGCTTCCTGCACCTGCGGGGTTGGAGCCTGCACCGAGGGTGTTCGGAGGCTCGGCCTCTGTCGTCCTGATGAACGGCAGTAGCGCCTCCACCTCCGCTCCGATCGCCTCCTCGTCGTTGCCGACGAGTTTGTCGATGAGCGGCTCCGGCAAGCCCTTCTCTCGTCCGATCCTGGCTCTGAGGTTCGCCAGCCGCATCGACTCGGCAGCCGCCTGCGCTTCCGCAGCGGCCTTCTCGAGTTCCTCGATGCGCTTGGCTGCCTTCTCCAGTTCGGACATCTGGGCTTCTTCGAGGTCCTTCGCCTTCTTGAGCGCGGACTGCAAGTCCTCCTCGGACTTGAACCCGTGCTTCTTGAGGAAGGCTGTCCTCGCCTCCACGCGGGCGCTGCCGACCAGTCGGTTGACCTCGTCCTGCGTGAGAGTTGTCCCGCCGGGCTCTGCCTCGACGGTGGTTGTGGCGGACTCGGTGGTAGTTACGTCGTCCTCAGCCATCGGTTCTCCTCCTTGAGCCGTGGGAGTCACGTTCCGCGAGCAAACATACCCCTAGCGGTATTCACCCCGCAACGGGTACGAGGCTGTGGCGGCATCGGGGGTGGAAGACGCCGTACACCCTGATGGCCTCGTCCAGGCTCAGGATCGGTTCTCCGTGGTACTCCTTCGTCGCGCCTGTGACGGAGTACGGACCTCCGAACACCGATGGCGGACAGCCGTCCGGGTAGTCCAGCGGACCCACGATCGCGACGAGGTCGCCGCCTTCTGATACCACCCGGTCTTTGACACCGGCGAGTTCCGCATCCATCGTCGTCGTTCTGGCGGCCATCTCAGCATAGGTCTTGAGTTTCCACCTCCGGCCAGCGGCATCGGTGAATCCGGTTATGCCGTACTCCCGCAAGGTGGCCTCCATCTGGCGGGCGAGTTCGTCTGCCATGAGGCCCTGGCGGTTCGCCTGGAACTGCGCGAGCGCCTCGCGCCGGGCGGTCGCGTTCTCGAAGTTCGCCACGAGGTCATCGACGCGGCGGGCCGCAGTCAGGCTCATCTGATAGAACCGCGTGTCGGATGACTGGTAGAGGTTCTGGAAACTCACATCCCAGAGCGGGGTCACAGAGCCGTAGAGTTGGGGGATCGCCTCTGTGTTCCAGAGGGCGCTCTCGCGGTAGGCGTCCCAGATGAGCGCCTTCGCCTCCTCGCCGGCCATGTAGACGCGCTGCGCGGAGCCGGTCGCTAGTGCGGCGATGAGGAGCGCGAGGATTGCCTCATCGACTTGCTCGTAGAGGTCATCGACGCGACGGGCCTGGGCCTCGCGCTCCTCGTAAGACATAGACTACTCCTGGGCCGCTGGCTCGGATTGCTCGTTGGGAGCCATCCTGATCGCGGGCGGTGGTGCCACGGGTTCGGGTTTGTCGTCCTCGATACGCTCGAGTTCGGCCTCGAGTTGATCGCCCTCGAGTCCATCGAGTCGGATGACGGAGGATTGGATCGACGTGTTGCCGGCTGCGATGCGCGTCTGCTCCACCTGCGCGGATTCCATCGGGTCCTCGGGGAGTCCGTCTCGCCACACGATGTCGAGGTCGGAGAGCATCGTGCCCTCGAGTTCTGCGGCGGTCGCGAGCATATCCTTGACCACCGTGTCGTAGGTGAGGCGCAGGCGGTTCACCGCAGCGAGCGGGGAGATGAGCAGGCGCTTCAAGGCCGAGCCTGATTCGGCCATGCCCTGCTCGAGTTTCCCAAAGAGCGCGGGGCAGGTGTCGGTCGCCGCATAGAGTTCCTCGCGCAGCAACTTTATCATCTCGATGTTGTTCAGGAGGTCGCCATTCCAGGTCACATAGCCTGGTGCCTGGTCTTCCTGCTCGAGCGGGTAGAACTGGCCGGCTTTGACCTGCCAGGCTCCTGTCGAGGGGTTCTGCTCAAGCGCGGCGGCGGGTCCGTACATACCAGGGTCGGTATGCTTATCAAGCACCCGAGCCATCTGACCATAGCGGACCTCCAACTCCGAGAGGATCGAGTCGGCATCGCCAAAGATCGAGTGCCCGTAGAGTTCGGCGGAGGTGCGCCAGTTCGGGGCGTGGAACACGAGCATCCCCGATACCCCCGAGGGTACTTGCTCGACCGAGGTGATTCGCTGGATGCGGCTGCCGTCGTAGTTCAGCGTGAACGTGTAGTTGGTGACCGTCCCCGGCTCGTGCAACTCTGCCTTGCCCACCCACCGCGGCAGCGATTTCGTCCCCTGGTTGACCTTCCACGCCAGCAGGTGCCCGACGATCTCGCGAATGTCGTCCTCCTCCACGACCGGGAACCAGTAGCCGGGCGGCTGGATCACGAGGCGCGTGTCGCCCTTGTACTTGCGGAGTTTCAAGACACCGTCGCCATAGGAGACGGTGTCGCCGACGCACTCATGGAGACTGCGCCATAGGTCGAGACGCCTCACGAGGTCATCAACATACGGCTGCTGCTCCTCGTCCTTGCTCCGTATGCGCCCCGGCTCACCACAGAGAAGGTCCGCGAAGATGAGGCGCGTCTTGCGGACCCAGGGGAGGTCTATCTCGATGATGGTCCCGTCATCGCGCATGAGACGCATGAACGACTGGACGAAGACCTCGCCGTGATCCCCCTCCAGCAGTTCGTCCACCTGCTCGTAGGTTTCGAGCCGTTCCTCGTCGGCGGGCGGGAACACGGCACCCTCTTGGATCGCGTCGAGTCGCGTCAGCATATCCTCACCAACCTCGCGGTTTGCCGATGGTTCCCGCGATACGGCGCGGTGCCTTAGTCGGTGCGAGCGCGAGTGCGAGCGCATCCGACTTGTCGGGGCTTCGGCCCAGACGCTTCTTGATCTCTGCTTTCGCCTCTAGGACGATCTTCCCGTTGCGTACAAGGTAACGCACGGCGCGGAGTTCAGACAGTAGTTCATCATCAGCCGGCAGCGAGAGTTCCCCGCGCTCGGCGAGCAGTTTGAGGTTCCAGTACACCTCGGCGCGGCGGTTGATGAACTTCTCGGGGTGCATCGCGGTCATGCCGACATTGATGCCATCGACCGGCAGTCCTGCCGATGCGAGGATGTCCACGACGCCGCCGCCGACGCCGATGTCGTCGATGCGGATACTCTCGGGGGTATCCTCCGACGCCTGGTAGAACGCCTCGATGTCGTCCGCGACATGCTTCGTGCTCTTGCGCTCCCAGGACGAGAGGCCCACGACGCGGGTCCCGCGGCAGCGCCAGAGGACCGTGTTGTCGTCGCCGAAGCGGGCTACGTCCACTCCCCAGTTATGGGGACCATCGACTCCAGGGGCTCCGACACATCGCCTAAGAACCATAGGGTCAATGAGTTTATCGGCACTACCAACCATCCCCCAAACACCGTCGATGTAGGCGTCCATGAGTTCAGGGGTATCGGAGTAGAGTTCCCGTATGCGTTCCTCATAGCCTGGGGGCAGGAACGTGTTATCGCGCATGAGTGACTGCACGAACGCCTCGTCGTTGTGGGGATCGTCAACCATCCGTTGCAGCCAGCAGTCCTCCGGGTTCGAGGTGATGATGACGTATCCATACTTGAGGCTCCGTTCCGATCGGCCAGGACGGGTGATGAGGAGTCTCGCCGGCGTCTCCTCGGTGTCCGACGCCTCCTCGATGACCGCGGCGTCGAGTTCCATCGACTTCACGCGCTCCGCGTCCTCGGTCGATCCGAGGCCGCCGTACTCGATCCTGCTCCCGTTGTCATGGCGGAAGACCATGTCGTGTTTGAGGTGCTTCCACCCGGGCCGGCTGACTATGTTGATCTGCCGGAGCATCGTGTCGAGCGTCGTGCGCGTGAACGCCTTTGCCTCGTTGCGGCACATATATACACGGAAGCCGGGGACGTGCTCGCAGGTGACCGCGGTCTTCGCGCAGACGTAGAACGACTTGCCGCCACCGACCGCCCCGCCGAACAGGACGACCGGGATTCCGCCGACAGCGCCGGTACGGGCGGCGATCTCCGCCCGCTTCTCCTCGATGACCCGGCTGCACTCGGCCTGCCGGTCGGTCCAGGTGAACTCGAGTTCCTTCGCCTGCTTGTAGCGGGCGAGGAGCATGGCGAGCGCCTCGCGCTCGGGACGGGACAGTTGCGCGATGGCCCGCTTGCGATCGGGGAGATCGAGTTCGAGGAACTCGGCTAGTTGCACGTTCTCTCCAACAGGATGAAATCGCAGATCATGTCCGGCTTCGGCGCTTCTACGATACGCAGTATGCGGAAGTCTGGATACCTCTCCAGGTATGGAAGGAAGTCGCGGTGCCATTCCTGGGTGCCCTCCCCGTGCGGACGGGCTTCGAGCGTCGTCTGGATGAGCACCCCTTTGGATGCGTGTCCGAAGATGTCATCGAGCGTCCTCACGAACTCGCTTTCATCGCTGACGTGCATCAGGACCTCGAGGCAGATGGTCGCATCGTACATGCCCAGTCCCAGGTCGCCAGGTTCGTAGAGCGACAACTCGGCCCTCGGATGGCGCTTGCGGCACAACTCGATTGCCTTCCGTGAGACATCCAGCCCCCGATAGACCGGGATGTGGTAGTAGGAGAGTTGGTTGCCGTCGCCGCATCCGAACTCGAGTACACTCGTCGCCCCGATCTCGGCGAGGAACGTGTTGACGACCGACGCCTTATACTCGGCGTTCTTCCCGTAACTCCCCGCTCCCGAGGTCTGCCCGGAAGCATACCGCCAGTCCCAGTAGGCGGCGTCTGTCATGGGCGCACCATCGCCCGATAGTCACGCATCCAGGCATAGGTGCGCTCGATGCCTTCCTCCAGCCCGACGCTCGGGGTATGCCCTAGCGCCCGCATGTCGGAGAAATCGGCCCGCTTCACCGCCGAGACGAGGAACTCGGGCGGCTCCTCCACGCGGTAGGTGCCACGCCCCACTACCTCGATGATGATACTGGCGCACTCCTCCATCGTCCGATATTCCTCCGTCCCGATGCAGTATGCGCGGTAGCCGTCTGCCCAGACAGGCCCATCCTCGAGAAGCAGCAGGATGCCATCGACGAAATCATCCACATAGCACCAACTCCGCACACATCCGGCGTGTGCCACGATCTCCTCGTCACGCATGGCGCGGTCGATAAAGTTCGACACCGCCGAGCGGTACTCGCCGGCGGGGACCTCGTGCGGACCGTAGACCATAAACGGGCGGACGGAGACGGCCCGCAGTCCCTTGTAGCGCGACAGGTGCGCGATGATCCCCTCGGCTGCCAGTTTCGTGATGCCGTAGATGCCGTTCTGCTCGAGGATGTCCGGCAGACCGTACTCGCTGTTGTGCCCGTAGACCTCGGAAGTGGAGAAGTTGACCATCCGGCATCCCGTGACCTGGCACTCGGATGCCACACGGTAGGTGCCGATGACGTTGGACGCGACCGACACGTCGGGATACATCTCCCCGTTCAGCCGCCCCACCTGTGCCGCCATGTGGATACAGACATCTGGGGCGAAGTCGGAGAACGTGCGCCTGAGCGATGCGGAGTTGTTCACGTTGGCGAAGAAATCGTCTCGGATGTCGAACCCGCGCACCTGATGACCTTCGGACAGGAGGCGCGGGACGAGCGTCTGCCCGATGACGCCGGCTGATCCGGTCACGAGTATCCTCATCCGGCGGGCATCCCTTCTGTGAGCGCGACCCGCATCACCTCTGCGGCCACCTTCGGTCGGTCGATGGCGTTCGTGCGTTGCCGCGGATGCTGTCTGAACGCCAGGAACGGGTCGGGAGAATAAGCGAGCGTCGGACGCTCCTTGCACCAATCTATCGCCGTCCGCATGTCGGTCGCGAGGGCCATGCTGTCCCACGCCCTCCAGCGCAGACCTCTGACCCACTTCGTCAGATATACGCCTCCTGACGGCATCGGCATCATGGGTATGCCGGCGAGGGCCGCATCCGTGAACTTGGCGAAGCAGGCGTCGGCCTCGAGCGGCCAGTCGGGGTAGCGGCGGACCCGTGTCTGGCGGCCACGCGCATCGACGAGCGCGATCGCCGCGAAGGTGTAGTCCGCCTCAGTGACGGGT